TGTCGGGTAAAGACGAAATTTATATGTCTTGTTAATCATTTTCATTACTTATTATACATCAAAATTTATGCCAAAATAGTATTTTATGTAAATTTGTCATATTATACCGTTCAACATATTGCAAAAGTTTCCGTCTTCGGGTAAAAAACTTTTACAATATGTCTCACTACATCAGTACAAATCACTCAAAACATTATTTAAAATGTTATCTAATTTTAGTTACTAAGTATCGTAGAAATATCTTAGTTGGTCAACTAAATGAGGATTTAAAATCCATATTTCAATCCATAGCTGATAATTCAGATTTTGAAATAGAAGTATTTGAATCAGATATTAATCGCATTCATTTTCTTATCCGTTACATTCCACGTTTATCCATTTCACAATTAGTTCGTAGGCTAAAGCAAGAATCTACTCGTCAGTTATGGTTATCACATTCAAACACATTACGTCAGTATTATTGGTATCGTAAAATACTTTGGTCAGATGGCTTCTTCGTTTGTTAAATTGGTGAAGCATCACCAGAAACCATTCGTCAATACATTTTAAGTCAAGGTTAGCGTTTGTCGCTTACATCCCACCCACATTCTGATGGGTGGGTTTTACGCTCTGTCATATAAAATTTCTTCAATTGTTACATCTTGACAATCATATCTTTCTGGATAATATATCATTACTAAATTAGCCCAACCGTTTCTACAATCCTGAATATTTTGTAATGGTAAGTCATTCCACCAATCTAATGCTTTTTGCATAGTTGTTGAGAATCCTTTTGATTCAGTTTGTTTAAATTTTGGCTCGTTTATGTTCATATTTTAATTTTATTTAAAATTTTCTTTCGTAATAACATTTCTAATTGATTCCCTATCTTGAGAAAATACTGGTGCTTCTGTACTTATCCACCTAGTTCTGATTGCGTGGTTATTTTCGTATTCTTCTTTTATAATTAACCTACCTCTTTTTAACTTAGGTTCGTAATCATTCCAATTGATACCTTTTTTAAAACACATATCTTGCATTTCATCAGTATTTTTTCCATATAATTCTTTTGGAGAATATAAGTATTGCGCAACACTACTAATACTGTTTCTTACGGTATCTTGTTGTCTCCATATTAAATAATTTTCAACTTCAGATTCTGATGGTATTGTAAATGTACGAGCATCAAATTCTGCTAATTTAAAATTATTGATATCACGTATAACTTGTGTATATTTTATCATACAAGTATTATCAATATCAATATTACCCATAGCTCTTAACATTCTCAATTGATTAAATTTTGAAGTTGCTAAACTTGCACTAACACTCACCATTTTTTGTATATTTCCATCAAACCAAGCATTTGTACCTAATTTATCAAAATCGGTTAATATAACACTAATTTCGTCACTTTGTACAAAAGCTAACTTAGCACCTTGAATATTTTTACACATATAACAAGCTACATCATCCATATCACCAATTAAACCCAAGTCAAAAGGTTTTTCTAAACCACGGGTATATGTATGAAATGCCTTTCCATCCACACGTATAATCGTATAGGTTTTTCTGGGTAATAAAAACCTCGTTCTATTCTCATAAAACTCTTTCATTCTATCACCCAAGCTATCTTTTTTATTTCCCATAAATAAATTTATTTTTTACGTTTTTTCTTTTTTATTGTTACATTAGTTGGTTTATTACGAACTTTACGTTTAAAACCAATTAAATCATAATCTTTGACAACAATTTCATTTGAATTCCCATCGGTTTTAACTATCCAACCTTTTGGTAATACATTACCATCATAAAAATCACCCTCTTTCATACTAAAGATTAATAATCAGTTAACGTTTATTTTTCACTATTATTATTTTTTTGTAATATATCAACAATTATGAATTTTATATATTCTATATTAATTCATAGATGATTTATTTTTAATTAAATAAAAATAATATTACCTTCTTTATGATATACATTGTCAGAATCTAACATTTTCATCCATTGTTCTTTCGTAGCTTTAAAGCTTGCGAAAGTTGATGCGTTTATAGAACACCACTCACAAAGTTCTTCAAAGGTTTTAAATACTGGTGAACTTGGCGAACCCTCGGTTGTTGTTTCCCATAGTTGAAATCCTTCCCCTGTTGGTGGTTCGTAATCTTCCCAACTTTCGTATAATTCTTTTGACTTTGGATGTTGCCAATTTTCACCCTCTCCACCACAAACAGAGCATAAGTGTGACTTACCATCTCTTTCCAACCTTGCTTTAATAACAGTTGAACGGTTAATAGAATCATGACCAAATGTTTTAAGATTCCATTCGTTAACTTCATCCGGTGTTGGAACGTATCCATTATTAAATGGTAACCACGAGTTACCACCGTCTTCAATCTTTTTCCTTATGATTTCTTTATGTTCATCATTTAATGGAATACGTGTAAAATCCCAAAGTCTATCATCATCAATTAAAGCCTGTACATCTTCTTTTGTTAGGTTATTATTCCATGCGTTTGCATTAAAACTAGCACCTTCTCTAAAGGGGTTTGGTTTCCGATTTTCATTATTATGCCAACCATACCATTCATCTTCGTAGGCTTTATATTCTTTACTCCATCCAAGACCTTGGCAATGTTTACATTCATGTCTTGGGTGTGGATTTAAATAACCACACCAAACTTTTCCTATTTCCCAATCAAAATCTATTGGTACTCGTTTCATTGTACGACCCATAAATGTTATATTTTTAAGTTATTAATCTAAACGGATTGTGCTACCTTTAAACCATCCAGAACAAACAGTACCAGTAACTATTCTTGAACTATCCGGAGAATATGCCTTAAATCTTGTTTTAAAAACATCATCATCCGAACCATCAAACCAAGCATAACCACCCACATCAATTGGGTGGTATCCTGAATCTAGTAGGGCTTTTTTAGCTGAACTTTCATTTGTGCACGAAAAAATTGTTATAGTAAACACAGTAATTATTATTAAAAATTTCATATATTTATTTTTTTTTATAATTAATTAAATAATTTTGTGAAACTATCTTTATCTAAATTAGATATTGAGAAATCATAATCAGATTCTTCAGATTTATCCACCATCTCTCCACCTAATAACTTAACTAGTTTATTAAATGAATATGGTTTGTTCCATTGTTGGTAAAGTGCCTTGGTTGAAATATCTGATACTCTTGAACTACCAATAACATTCGAATGACCAGAACCAAAATTTAATAATACAAAACATTGTCTGTCTTTTTTAGGTATTATGATACCCAAAGTTGTTTGTTTTTGTACCGAAGTACATTTAACCTCAGCAAATAAGTTATTTGGGTTCATCATATATTCTCTAGATATTTTATCACCTCTACCTATAATAATCTTATATTCACATTGCTCATCACCTCTAAATACATTATTATTTACCAATGTTGGGTAATTTAAACCCTTATTAACGTATAGATATTCAACAGCCCCATTTGGTGCCGATGTAATATCACCGGAGTACATCAATGACCCCTCATTTTGATTATATGAGGCATTCCAACCTATTTTACCACCAATATTCATACCCGATAAATCTAAATCATTAGCACCCCAACTATTTTCCCAATATACACCAACGGCTAATCTTTTACCATAAAATCTAGTACCTGTTGGTATATTACCAACATACATTTTTTCTGACGTTGGTAGTCCATATTTAATATCTTCTGGTATGAATATTTTTTTACCCGAAAAATCAAACCTTTTTTTCAAATATGATTCAATAAAACATAGATTTTCTTTACTAGCATTAGACGTTTTATTTTCTTTTGCCCAAGATTTACCATTTCTTATTCTATATACAAATGAATCTTGCCCATTTTTTCTTGAATAACATGCCTGTAATGCTTTAAATAATGCGTATGGCGTGGCATTATCCAACCAATGTAAATCATCATTTGTTAAAATACGACTAGTTACCTTATTTAAAGGGTTCTCAACTAATGGTTTATGGTATTTTTTAGATAATTTAGATATTTTATTAATTGTTTTAGGACATTTAGATTTAAACCCCAGGAAAATTGGTTTGAATCTATTAAATATTTCAGCCATTTTTTCTAACCCAAACTTAGAAAAATGTATGGATGGGTTAAAGTTAGATGATTTAATTTTAGTAATTAAATAATCACTTTTAATTAAAAGCGATTCACCGGTTGACCGATATACGATATATCTGAAAAATTCCATAGTGTCTTTTGGTAAAACACCAAATACATCAGCTATTTTTATAATAGCTTCTTTGTTTTTAATACCCTCACCACCATTAAAAACATACCCTAATTCATCAACTAAAATTGTTAATAAATCATTAATCGTTTCCTCTTTTAATGCAATACCAGATTTAAGTATACCTAAACACTTGTCAATCATTTGTTCTTTGGTATATGCTTTAATTACTTTAAATACTATTTTAGTATCCGGTATATTTAGAATTTCTTCAGGTATATAAATTTCATCAGTAAAGTCACTACCATATGTTGAAATATAGTGTCTTATTTGCTCTAATAATAACTCAAAACGTGTTGATGTTTTTATTTTATTCCATGATTTATGGAATGTTTTATTTAAATCATTACCACTTAATTTTTCATCTGAATAAAATTTAATTATTTTATCTTTAGCCCAAACAGCGTTTGGTTCAATAATGAATCCATCTTCGGAAACATACACATTTTGTTTTGTATCATTAGATACAACCGCATTAAATAATTTTAAAGTTTTCATATATTTTTTTTT